GCTTCGTCGCGCTCGCGCTGCCACTCCACCGCCTGCGTAAGCGCTTCGCTCGTCGAGCGTTGCAGCTCACGCAGCTCGGCCTCGGCCTTGTCGCGGGCGGCGCCGAGCTGGTCGACGAGACGACGAGCCTCCTCGAGCTCCTCGCGCGACTCCTCGCGCCCTCGGCGGTAGAGCTCGAGGGCGACGCCCTCCATCGACTTCAGCGCGTCTTCGATCGCGCGCCGCATCTCATCCTTGCTGAACATCGTTCCCTCCATGGCAAAGCGTGCACCCACTCGCCGTCGCTCGCCCGCCGCGCAGCCAGCGGAGCCAGCACTCGAGCACCGTCCACCTCGAGCCGCAGCGCGTGCACCGGACGGCAACGCGACGGCGGTCGGCGTAAGCGGCGGGATCGCCGGCGTGCGTTACCTCGTGCACGCCGACGACCTCGCCAACCTTGAACGCGGGCGCCCTTCGGTACCCGCGGGTGAAGTTTACTTCTTGGCCCACGGCGGCGCGGCCTTCGTCGGTGCGGAAGCCTTCGGAGCGGCAGCCGGTGCGGGCGGCGCAGCGCCGTCAAGCGACTTCGACCCGGCGACCTCGTTCGAGGCGTCGTACCCGTTCGCGGCTTCGCGCACCTTCACCTTGATGCTCACCGCCGAGCCGATGAGCTCGTCCGTGTCGCCGAGCTTCGGCTTCCCGATGGCGCGAAGGAGCTCCGCAAGTTGCTGGCGGCCGATCGTCTCCGCCGCGCTGTTGGCGTTGCGCACGTTGTAGTTCGACCAGACCTTGCGGCCCGCCGGGTCGGAGACGGTGAACTCGACCCGCAGGTACGAGCCCGTCCCGGTCTTCGTCTGGCGCACCTCTGCGCCGGTGATGGTGGCCGTGTACCAGGCGGGGGGAAGGAGCTCGAAGGAGCGTTCGGCGGCGGGAACTTCGGATGCGTCGAATGAAAATTCCATGGTGTCTACTTTCGGGTGATGGTGAAGCTCGGTCGCCCGGGCGTGGTGGTGATGGCGCCCGTGAGGGGCGCGGTGATGGTCTGCGCAGCGGCTTTCCAGGCGGCGGCGTTGACGTCGGCGGACCAGCGGAAGAGCGACGGGAGGTGTTCGGTGAGCCCGGCTGCGATCGCGAGCTCTTGCAGCCTGTCGGCGTCAACCTTCCGGTTCATCCGGCCAACGACCTTGATTTGGTAGCCCTGCTCCGTCGTCGACGAGGTGGTGCCTTCCTTCGTCTCGGGGATCTCGAGGAGCTCGACGAGGCGGTCTTCGATGGTGCGGCGACGAGCGACGGCGATTGCCTCGTCGGCCTTCGCGTCGCACCACTGGGCGGAGAGTTCGTCGAGTTCGCGGCTCACGACGCACCCCCGATCTTGCGGATGACGGCGCCGAGGTCCGGCGCTTCCCACGCGTCGAGGCGCCCCGAGCGGTCCTTCGCCGTCCAGAGCCCATCCGGGTGCGCCATGAGGGCGCGCTGCGGCACGCCGTCGGCGTCTTTCTCCACGCGGAGCGCGAGCACCTCGTCGAAGAAATACGGCAATTGCTGCCCGGTCTTGTTGCCGGGCATGCTCGGCGCGTAGAAGACCTTGCCCATCTCGTCGGTGGACTTCTCGAGCTTGGCGGACATGTAGACGTGACGCCCGGGCAGGTCGCGGAAGGCGCGGATGAGGTCCGTCATCTGCTCCTGCATCGCGCCGTAGGCTTGACGCGGATCCTTCGCGATCTTCTTCTCGTAGTTCAAGACGACCTCGGCGATCTCGCTGATGGAGTCGACGGCGACCGACTCGAATCCGCGGGCCTCGTCAGAGCCTGCGAGCCACGCGTAGGCGTCCTTGAGCTCCGTCATGTTGCTCACCTCGACGTACGGCAGGTCTTCGCCGACGAGCGAGAGGAGCCCCGCCTCCGCGCTGATGATGATGGGGTTCGGGAGCGTCTTGATGAGGCTCGTCTTGCCTGCGCCAGCCGCGCCGAAGACGAGGAGTTTGACCCCGTTCGCGTGCGCTTCGCGGGTGCGTTTGATGCTGATTGCCATGTGATTGCTTTCTCCGTCGGTCGGGGAATCCGGTTGACGGGGTGCACCGGCGGGGCATCGAGCCCCGCGTTCCCTCATGGGCGGTGCGGTGCGCCTCAGTAGGCGCCGCGGTCGAACTTGATGCCGTACAGCGCGCACTCGGCCTCGACGGCGTCGTGCCACGCCTTCTTGAGCTCAGCGAGGTTGGAGTCGTCCTTGCGGTTTTCGAACGCTTCACCGGCGGCGCGGCGCGCATCACGAGCGGCAGCGATGGCAGCAACGCGAGCGGGGAAGAGTTCGGCGGGAGCGGCTTCGAGAATCATCGTTTCGTTCCTCATCGCCTCGGTCGGGTGATTCCGTTTGGGCGATGAAGAGACCTTACGTCATGCATCACGAACGCGCAACGAAAAAACGCATCGGTGCGCTTTTTCTTTTTTCTTGCGCTTCGTTTTCGCGCGCTGGTACGATGTTCGCGCCATGCTCACACTCGAACAGATTCGCACCGCACTTGCCGACCGGCGGCTGAACGTCGTCGCGAAGGCAACAGGGATCCACGTCACGACGATCGCGCGCATCCGCGACGGGAGCACGCTCGACCCGAAGAGCTCCGTCGTCGCTGCGCTCTCCGCGTACCTCGAGGCCCGCAAGTGACGCGCCTCGAAGCCGCGCTCGCCTACGCCTCGTGGGGCTGGCCGGTGCTGCCCATCGTCCCGAACGGGAAGCTCCCGGCGACGGCGCACGGCGTGCACGACGCGACGACGGACGAAGCGACCATCCGGCGCTGGTTCGAGGGACGCGACGACCTCAACATCGGCATCGCCGCGGGGAGCCGCTCGGGGCTCGTCGTCTTCGACATCGACCCGCGCAACGGTGGCGACGACTCCTTCGCCGAGTGGACGGCGAAGCACGGCGAGCTCGAGGGCGGGGCGCTCCAGCTCACCGCGGGCGGTGGGCAGCACTTTCTCGCCGCGCACGACCCGTCCATCCGCTCGTGCAAGCTCGTCGACGGCGTCGACCTGCTCGCCGATGGGCGGTATTTCCTCGCGTTCCCGTCGACGATCGAGGGGCGCGAGTACCGGTGGGAGGTGTCGAGCGATCCGTTCGATGGGGTGGCGCCTGCTTCCGTTCCGCCCGAGTGGCTCTCGGCCATCGGCGAGCTCCAGCGCGGGAAGACGAAACGGGCGCTCGTCGCCGGGGCGTCGTTCATCACCGGCAACCGGAACGACGGGCTCGCGGCGCTGGCCGGTGCGATGCGTCACCACGGAATGACGGCCCCCGAGATTCACGCCGCGCTCGCCGTCGTCAATGAGCAGCGGTGCGAGATGCCGCTCCCGGCCTCGGAGGTGCGCCAGATCGCCGAGTCCATCAGCCGATACGACTTCGCGCACGACACGGCGGCGAATGCCGCGATGGCCGACATCGTCGTCGAGGGGCTCTTCGAACAGGAGACGGCGCAAGCATGGCTCATCCCCGCCGACGACTTCGCCTCGAAGCCCGCTCCGATCTCCTGGCTCGTCAAAGGCTGGTGGCAGGCGGACGCGCTCATCATGGTGCACGGTCCCTCCGGCGGCGGAAAGACCTTCGCCGTCCTCGACTGGGCGCTTCGCATGGCGGCCGGGCTCGAGGACTGGAACGGCTGCAAGGTCCGCCCCGGCCCCGTCGTCTACCTCGCCGGGGAGGGGCACCACGGGCTTCGGGGGCGCGTCGCAGCCTGGAAGCAGCATCACGGCGTCAAGTCGCTGCGCATGTGGCTCTCGAAGGCCGGGTGCGACCTCGACACGCCGGAGGGCTACCAGCGCGTTGCGCTCGCCATCCGCGAGCTCCCCGAGCGCCCCGGCGTCATCATCGTCGACACCCTGCACCGGTTCCTCTCCGGCGACGAGAACAGCTCCCAGGACGCACGGCGGATGCTCGACGCCTGCGCGCGCCTCATGGCCGAGTTTGCGTGCTCCGTCGTGCTCGTGCATCACACCGGCGTCTCCGACGAGGCGCAGCACCGGGCTCGAGGTAGCTCCGCTTGGCGCGGGGCGCTCGACATCGAGATCAGCGTCGTTCCGCCGAAGGGCGACGGCCCCATTGAGATCGTGCAGCGCAAGAGCAAGGACGCCGAGCTTGCGGCGCCCGTCTTCGCGCAGCTTCTCTCGGTGCAGATCGAGGGCTGGTTCGACGAGGACGGGGTCGCCGTGACGTCCGCCGTGCTGACGGCGGCGGAAGGTGAGGCAACGCCGATGCGGAAGAAGCCGAGCAAGGTCGACGAAGCGCGGCAGAAGTTCGAACGCGCCTGGGCCTTCGGCGGGATGGAGATGCGGGGCGACCGCCCCTACGTCAGCCGCTCCGCGATGAAGACGTGGATGGTCGAGAACTGCGACTTCACCGAGCGCACGGTGCGGAATCAGCTCAACCCGAGTCGAGACGACGGGCTCATCTCGAAGCTCATCGCCGCCGGGTGCATCACCGCGCACGAGCACGGGTGGATCGTTGCCGACGACCTCATGATGGTTGCCGGTATGGTTGAGAAGCTGAAGCGTTGACCCTGTTGACCCTGAGTGACCCTGAGTGACCCTAGGGTCAACAGGGGGCAAAGGCGTCGTGCATGACCCTCCCTGACCCTCCCTCCCTAAGGGGAGGGTCAAAAGGGTCAACGATGCAGGCGAGAGTTGGGACCGTTTGACGCACAAACGTTGCGCAGCGCGTCGGAGATACGAAGAAAGAAAAACGCACCCACGTCGTTTTTCCTCTTGCATGTCTCGCGTTCGTGTTGCATAGTACGTTCATACCAACGGCGACACCGCCGGAAACTGAAAGAAGCGAACCATGAACATCAAGACCAACACCACGACCATCACCAGCGTCAACGGCGAGAAGATTGTTTGGACCTCGGAAATCGTTGGTTTCCCGATGTACTGCACTCCGCGAGTCGAGCTGTTCAGGAACGGCGAACCGTGGGGGATGTTCAACGTCAGCCTGAAGGAAGTTCAGGAAGCCGTTGGGTTCTGCACACCAAGCAACAAGCGCAGGCGCAGCATCGCAAAAAAACTGATCGCAGCCTGAACATCCACCCCCCGGCGGCTAACCCCCGCCGGGGAGCTCCCACCCAAGGACACCCACGATGATTCGCATCCGCGGCAACGCCGCCACCCTCGCCGACCTCCGCGGCCTCCTCGCCGTGACGACCGACCCCGAGCTCCGCGACCTCCTCGCCGCTTGCCTGCGGATGCGGGGTGTCGCGTGAAGCTCCCGCCGCCCCGCCGCGGGCTCATCCGCGAAGCCATCGCCTACGGCGTCTCCGTCGCCCTGGTGTTCACGTCGATCGGCGTGTTCTTCGGCATCCTCATGGCCCTCGGAACCCCATGAAGGCCGTAATCCGCCCCAGAGGCCGCCAGGGAGGCTTTGACGACGCCGCCCTAGCCACGCTCGCCCTCGTCGTCAAAACTGCGTCCTTGGGCCATTCTCGCGCGACTGCGAGCCTCGTCCAGCAGTCGCTCGGGTGGGGCCGCTCCACGACGCACAAGGCGCTGACGGAGGCAGTCAGGCGAGGGCTCGTCGAGCGGGTGGGCAGGACGAAGGGCGCGTGGTACAGGATTCCCGCGCCCCCGGCGCCGACCCTGACACCAGGAGAGCCCCGTGAAGACTGAGACCTGGCCGCTCGAGCGGCTCATCGACTACGCGCGCAACCCGCGCAAGAATGACCACGCCGTCGATCGAGTGGCCGCCGCCATCAAGGAGTTCGGATTCCGCGTTCCCATCGTGGCGAAGTCCGACGGGCTCGTCGTCGACGGGCATCTCAGGCTGAAGGCCGCGCGCAAGCTCGGGCTCGCCGAAGTGCCCGTCGTTCTCGCCGACGACCTCACCGACGCGCAAGTGAAGGCGTTCCGCATCAGCGTTAACCGCATGGCCGAGCTCGCCGAGTGGGACTCTGAGCTTCTCGCCCTCGAGCTCGGGGAGCTTGGCGAGCTTGGGTTCGACCTCGACCTGACCGGCTTCTCCGACGAGGAGCTCGACGGCCTTACGCCGACCGAGGAACCTGCGGCGCTCACCGACCCCGACGAGACGCCCGAGACCCCAGCCGTTCCGCGCAGCGTGCTCGGCGACGTGTGGCTCTGCGGTAAGCACCGCGTCATGTGCGGCGACTCGACCAGCGTGGATGCGGTTGGGGCGCTGATGGCGGGCGGTCGCGCCGATCTTTGCTTTACCTCGCCGCCATACGCCCTCGGAAAGAGCGCCGCGCTTTCTGGTAACAAGAAGATTTCGCAGCGTGGCGCAGCCTACGACGAGCACGAGGACGACGCAGACTCTTGGTCATCTCTCATGGCGGGATGGTGGGCAGCGTCTTTGCCGTTCGCCTCTGCATGGGTCGTCAATGTGCAGCCGCTTGCAGGAAACAAGCGCGAGCTTTTCCGGTGGATCAACGATCGCGTCGACAGGCTCGTCGACGTTGCGACGTGGGACAAAGGGCACGCCGCGCCACAGATGGCGAGCGGCGTCATGTCATCGCGTTACGAATGGATCATCATATTTGGCGACGATGGTGCGTCGCGCGTCGTGCCGTTCTCGTCATGGCACGGCACCGTTCAAAGCGTTTACGATGCGCCGCCGCAACGGAAGAACGAATTCGCAGACGTTCACGGCGCAACGATGCCATCGCACTTGGCCGAATGGGCATGCGGGACGCTTTGCGACAAGGCGAAGACGGTGTTCGATCCCTTCGGCGGGACTGGTACGACCATGATCGCTTGCGAAAAGCTTGGAAAGGTTGCGAATCTCATGGAGATTTCGCCAGCCTACGTGGACGTCATCGTCAAGCGATGGCAGGATTACACGGGCAAGAAGGCAACTCGCGAGGCCGATGGCGTCGCTTTCGATGAGGTGGGCTGATGCCGGCAAGTTCAGATCAAGGAAAGAAGCGCGGTGGAATGCCGGCCTTCAAGCCGACTGACGCCGAGCGAAAGCGCGTCGAGACGCTCAGCGGGTACGGTCTTCCGTACGAGCAGATCGCGATCCTGGTGCGCGATGGCGGCATCGACGTGAACACGCTGATGAAGTACTTCAAGACGGAGCTCGTCGCCGGCAAGGCAAAGGCGAACGCGAAGGTCGGCGGCACGCTCTTCCAGAAAGCTACCGGCGGTGACACGGCGGCGATGATCTGGTGGTCGAAGACGCAGCTCCGTTGGGCCGAGACGCAGAAGCACGAGCACTCGGGACCGGACGGCGCTCCGATCGCCTTCGACCGCATCGAAAGGGTCATCGTTGACAAGGCCGACAAGTAAGCACCTGAGCAGCCGCCGCCCCGATGCCCGTTCCTCGCGCCAGGATGCCTCTAAAACGCT